GTGCTTAGGTTTTTATTGTTTATTTTGATACTAATACCGTGTTTTGCATTTGCAGATACATACACAGGTGAGCAAGGCGTTGCTCAAATGCAAGGTGATTTTTTTACCGATTTCTGGTCATTTTTTGAGGATGACTTGCCAAGTTTTATAGATAGGTTTTGGGCATATATAACAGTTTGGGCGGTTAAGTTTTATTTTGAAATGAAACTTGAAAGCATCAAGTTAGCTTGGTTTATTGCAAAGCAAATATTAGAAAGTTTTCAAGTAGGTTCGCAAATAGCAAATCTTGCTAATGCACTACCACAAGACGTAAAAGCTGCGCTTGTTGATTCACGCTTCTTTGATGGTTTGAACATTTATCTTAATGCCCTAGTTACCCGATTTATTCTAAGGATAGTGTAATGAGTACGTATCTTTTTCATGGTGCGCCAGGTTCTTTTAAAACAGCATCAGCTACTTGGTTCGAAGTTATCCCAGCCCTACGTAAAGGCCGCTTAGTCGTAACGAATATCGAGGGTATTTTACCGCTCGAGACAATCGAGCATGAACTTGGCGAAACATTTCCCGAATCAGCCCAACTATGGCGTTTATCATCACAAAACGATGTGGGCGAAATGTTATGGCGTAATTGGTTTCATTGGATGCCAGTTGGCGCGCTAATTGTGATGGACGAAGTGCAAGACATTTATCCGACTGAATCGCGTTTTAAGCCCGAGTCTTGTGACTATAAACATGTATCGAACTATAAGAACGTCTTACCTGATTATATGTACGATTATCACATGAAAAAGTTAGAGGAAATCAAACCCCAAGATTTAACAGAAGCTGATACCGATGATTTAGGAATAGAAAGGTTTAATGAACATGGCCACGTTATATACCCAAAAACACTCAAAGAATCATACATGCGACACCGCAAGTACAACTGGGATATCCTCTGCTGTACGCCCGACATTGGGAGTGTCCACAAATACATTAGAGCCGTCACCGAATACGCCTATGCACACAAGTACTTTGACGGGCTCGCAAAAATCCCTTACTACTACCGACGTCCGAGAATCCACGAACACAACCCCAAGTTCGACGGTAAAAAGCCAAACAAAAACGAAACAATCAACTGGAAAAAAATCCCGCTGGAAGTCCACAAGTGCTACAAATCAACCGCTACCGGAAGTATTACGCAAGGAAAAGGTAAAAATTTCCTTCTCAGTCCACAACTATTTATTGTTACCTTTTTACTCATTTCTTGTGTCGGCTATTTACTATGGTATTTCTTTGCCGATAAAAACCCTGTGGAGGATAACGGCCAAGCCGCGCAAGCTTCTGTCGAAAGTACTTACAAGACTCCTGTTGTTAGTAATCGTGATGATAACAATCAGGTATCTACTAGCGCTAATGTTCTTTTAGAACTGCCATACAACGCTAAGCATGTATTTGTTTCTGGCATCGTCACAAAAAAAGATGGGTCAGCGTTTTCACGACATATCATTTTTGAATTACTAACGCCTGATTTTGGTTCCGTATCAATCACAAATACCGAACTACTTGGAATGGGTATCAATACAAAATACATAAACGAATGCAATGTACTCTTACAGTCTCAAAAATACGAGTATCGAGCCTTATGCAACCCTAGGCCAATAGACAGCCAAATACAAGAACCCAGTAAATCATCAATAGAATTACAACCGTTTGGCATTGGTAGCGAGTCAAGCGAAGTCTGAGCGTAACGAGCTAACAAGCCATAGGATTAATATGACCGATAAACAAATTGTAGAGATAATTTTACCGCTAACTATTTTTGAGATAATGCTGGCTGTTCTGATGGGTTTATTTCTGTACGACGGGTTAACGTTCTTATTACGTAAACTCTTAGAATCCATATCTAAAGGTAAAATCTGATAGCGACAAAGCTTAATTTCACTCTTTTGGGGTTATTAGGGGCTTGCCCCTGATGCAAAACCAACATGCCACATATCAATACCCGTACATCAAATCGACAAGGGCAAAACCAGCAACATTTGTATAAAAGTGGCTGGTTCGCCCCCTGCTAAACCAAAACAATGTATAAATTTAACTCCGATGTATCAGCCCTCCCCCCTAATACTAATAGGGGGGGAGCAAAAATTTTACCGCATGTGCACGTAAACACCCTATGCACGGTACTTAAATGTAATTGCATACAATCTTATGAAAACAACAATTCAACCCCTTAACCACTGAAATATAGGGAGTTAACAATGGTTAAGGTAGACTTTCAAAGTCAATTCTATTCACTATTCGGCACTGATTACGAATTAGCATCTAAGAAGCTTGGTAAATCACCAAGGCAAATAAGGCGTTATATCGAGACTGGCCGTGTATGTGGAACTGTAAGAATACTGACTGACATTATGTATCGAGGATATTTACCCAATTCGAATGGCTGGCATGATGCATATATCGATAAAGATGGTGTGATGCACTCCCCTTACGGAAAAGTTACCTCTGGTGATTTAGCATATGTGCATAATTACAAATGGGCCGCACATAGAGCTACGGAACAACTTAAAAACGCGAGAAAAAGGATCTCTGAATTAGAGCAATTATCAAATAGTGATGATATACAAGATGCATTACTAGATATTGTCGCTAAATTAGCTAGAAAAACAGGCTAATATCATTTAAGTTAGGTACATGCTTACCTAACTTATTCAGCATTTAAATGGATTTATTAATACTTTCTGTTAGCTCACTTTTGCAACTCTATACTGACTCAGTTCACGACCATTTCAGTGATATTTACGGTGCTGATATGAAAACCAAAACTGTACAATATCAAGGTCATAATATTTCTTATTCTTATCACCTTTGGAAACTTAAACCCAAATCAGTTTGTGCCAACAAAAAACAAGATTACACGAATTATTCTAGTTGTACTGTCAGCGCTAAATCCTTTTTTAACGATGTTTGCCAACACCTAGAAAGAAACCCGGAAAAAGGCTGGCGATACGTTAAAACAAAGAACATGTATTGCAACGCATCACTAAACTACAAGCCTGTTATAGCACAAGTATCTTTTTCATCAGGTCAGGGAAACCGAGAACTCGAAAAAGCATGCAGTACAGCCATATTAAGATATATGCAATTTAATAATGCAAAAAACAAACAAGAACGCGATATAGCCTGTGCCAAGGCTAGTACAAATCGATAAATCAAATATTCAACAATCTAGGAGTGCCTATGAATATCAGGGGAAAATCAATCAAATCAGTAACAAAGTTATTAGCTGCTGCAAAAGGTTGTAAAGAAATAAAGCTAGCACATAAAGTATCTCACGACATTGAAGAAAAACTTTTTGCTATTGGCTTTGATAATGAGCTATCTATTGGTGATTATTTAATTCCTGATGTTGTTGGTAAAGTTACTGAACTTAATGCTCATGGAAAACTTGTAGTAAGAAAGGATTTACCATTAGAAACGCATCCAAGATCTTATTATCGAACCTGGCAGGATTGGCATGGCCGAGAGCATTCAGGAATTCAAACAAGAAATATTGAAATGTATCCCAGAGAATACCAACCAGCATTCGAAGAAACTCTTCATGTAGTTGATATTGATCAAGATAAATATGTTGCAACCGATTCTATTAATCTAATTGAATCTAATGAATCCAGAAATATACATCTCGCAAATTTAATGCTTGAATGTTTCGGTAGTTTTGAAGTAATCGATTCAAAAAGTGGAAACATTGTGAGCGCTAAAGTTAAGCAATTACATTGGGATATTCTTCCTCCAGGTAAATACCCATGGTCTAAGGCTAAATCGCTTGTTGGAGAAGTTACAAAAAAGTTAAAGGACTCAGACAAAGGCGTCGTTGATATTAGAATGGAAAAAATCACTAAGTATAATCCTGATTTTATTGCCACAGGACGTGCTGGTTTCAACGGTTATTTTATTTACGGTTTTTCATCTAAAGGTGTTTACGTCTTAGAAAGTATCTATCTTGATAATGCAACTTATATTTTTGGAAATAATTGGGAGCAACTGTCAAAACTAACGAAAAATCAAATTATTAATGGAGAAATAGAACATAAAAGAATTGTTCATGATAAAGCTTGGGGTAGTAAAATAAAATATTACCTAAGTAATTAAATATAAAAGCAAAATTAAACCTCATTAACTCAAGTAACAATTTTAAGGAAACATTTTGAATATTTGGGAAGCTGATAAGCTATTACTTTTTATTGCGTTTGTTATTCCTGGTTTTCTTAGTATAAAAGTTTATCAGCTTATATTTCCAGGAACAGAACGACCTGTATCATCTATGCTTGTTGATGCTATTTCTTACAGTTGTATTAACTACTCTATACTATTTGTTCCCATCTACTATTTTTTTGAGAGTGATATTAAGTCTCTCATTCCAACACTGCTATTCTATTTTTGTGTATTGTTTCTTTTTCCTATAATCTGGGTCATCGTATGGAAATATATTAGGACTCGTAATTTTTTTCAAAAAAGTGCACCTCACCCAACCTCCAAACCTTGGGATTGGGTATTTGAAAAACGAGAGTCATACTGGGTTAAAGTAGTTTTAAAAGATGGCACAATTATAGGCGGGTTGTATTCACATAACTCGTTTTCATCGAGTGCCCCCGCCCCTGAACAGATTTATTTAGAAGAAGTGTGGATTTTAGACGAAGAAGGAGCTTTCAAAAGAAAAAAGAACCAAACTAAAGGTGTTATAATATTAAATAGTGAGATTTCACACATTGAATTAAGGGAATTAGAATAATTATGCCTGAAGATAGACAAACACAAAATAATGGTTATCAACCTCAAGACCGTGGTTATCAACCAACGACACCTGATCGTCCAATAGTTGAGGGCGGTTATACTCCAACTAACAGTGGTAATAGTCCCGCTAACAACCCTACACCGCCGGGTAAGGAATAAGATTTACTTATGGAATCTAACTAGCCTTAGATTCCATTGTTATCTATTTCATTATCAACTTTCCACGGGTCACATAATCGCCCATTCAATAAGAACATAGATTATTATTGTTACCTTTAGTTTATAAAATTGTCACTTTGACACAATCAGCATTTCATTTAATTCATTAATAAAAAAGAGAAAATTATCATTTCCTCTTCAATCACATACTACATGTTATGAGCCGCGTCGTTTGAGCCCAATTTGTTTACTAATGAAATTTGCGCACATATCAAACTCTTAGTTGTTTGAAGTAATAATTATGCCTCTTCTATTTCTTAATGATTATTTCCCCCTTAATAGTATTAACAGGCAATTTGCCTGTTTTCCTTAACTTATAAAATGTTAATTTTCAAATAACTATATGACTAGTAACAATTAATTATTAGTGTTATAAATTACTATAGAATGTAAACAGGCGATGTTGCGGTAGAAAAAGAGTCAACTTGCCTCTTAATAAACTGTTATATGCCACGTGGATATTCAATCAAGGAGGCTGTATATGTCTAAAAAATCGATAGTCGTTCTATTGCCACTTATTGCCAGCATTTCATTTGTATTTTCGTTCTGGATTTTGGAAGTGCGCAAGGCGCAAGAGTTTTCGGGTATCAGTAACGATGTAGCAGGAGGTGCGGTTTTGGGTTTGGGTATTGGTGTAATGCTCGTGCTACTTGCAACTGTACAAAACAAAAAACAGCGCTCTTTTTAGAGACCGTCATATAACAATACGCTCAAGTAAGGACAGGCTATCGCCTGCCTCTTAGCTTTGCGTTTTACACATAAATGTCACTTTGACATATTTAAATATTTATTTAACTCTCTAATAAAAAAGAGGAAACTATCATTTCCTCTTAAATCACATACTACATGTTAAAGGATGCTGATTTCATCACGTTTTCGTTACTCTTTACAAAATTAATTAAATTATTTTGAATCAATATGTTAGCATTATGTTATTAATAACAATGACCTATACCAAGGTTTACCTTGGTAGGTCTCACGTATAACAGAGGTTTACTTGAGTTACGAAGTTGTCAGTAATTGGTTCGAAGAAGAGTTTACTAATCTTGACCCGTTACTGCAAAAGTTACATTTATTTGGTGGAGAGCTCAGTGGAAACGTTGAGATATCCTACGGACGTGGCGTTTCAGGTTTAATTGGTAAAAGACTTGCTAGAAAAATGAAACTGCCTTCTCAAGGTATTCATGATTTAGTTGTGTCTATTAAGCACTCTGAATCCGGGCTTCATTGGGATAGAAAGTTTAACAACAACACTACTGTTGAGTCTCTTTTTGTGCCAGTCGGTAATAAAAAGAATGGCTTTTGGATCGAAACTACAGGTCCTTTGAAAATGAAGTTAACTGTCGATATTATTGACAATGGTTGGTTTTGGCGTTGCTTAAACGTTTCCGCATTTGGTTTACCAATACCTCTATGTTTAATTCCTAAATGTAAAGCTTATAAACTTATTAAAGATGAAAAGTATATATTCAGTGTTTCATTTTCTTATCCTTTTTTAGGTAATTTAGTCTCGTACTCAGGAAAGTTAAATGCAAAGTATTATGAATATCAAGACTGA